CCGCGGGAGGCTTGTTCCCGCCCCGGCGGCTGGCTACAATACGCGCCCCGCCCGAATAGCTCAGCCGGTTAGAGCACTTGACTGTTAATCAGGGGGTCGTTGGTTCGAGTCCAACTTCGGGCGCCAGCAATATCAATGCCTTAAAGGCCGCGCAAGCGGCCTTTTTGCTGCCCGACGTAAAATCGGACGTAAAATTAGTTCGTTGCATCGGCCTTCAAGCACTTCGGCTCGCGACTTCACCGTTCCAATTTCGACCACATGCCGTGCCCTGCATGGGCACGCTCATGCCCAGTCCGGGTATGGTTCGACGCCATGGATCGAGATCCCCCAAACCCCTACCGCGACATGACCCTGCGGGAGCTCCACCAGGTCATGAACGAGCGCGCCGGCGAGCTGCTCAAGGGCGCTAACGTTAGCAGGCGGGACCTCGCCTACCTGCTGCTCGCCGCGGCCTTCCCGTTGGCCACGGGGGAGAACCGGCCGGGGTCACCCGCGCACCGGGTCCGCCAGGGCGCCGACATCGCCGATGCCTTCTGGCCCGAGCTCCAGCAGGACTTCCGGGCGGTGATGCACTTGACCTTTGAGCATGCGCGGGAAGCCGCCCAGCTCACCTGGGAGGATCTGCACCGGTACGGGGAGATGCTTTTGGCCCAAGGCGCTCCGAGCTGCTGGGGCACGGAGACGGAAGAAGATCTCCGCCGCTCCCTGCAGCAGCTGCAGGCCGCCAAGGAACTGAAGGCAGCGGGCTGGCAGCGGCCTTGACGCCGTACCGACTGAGCCCCGGTATAGTCCGCGCCATGGACATCCAGAGCATCGTGGACGAGCGCCTGAACGGGCCCGAGTGGCTGGCCTTCCTTGAAGGGTTGGGCATCGCGATCGCCGACCTCTCTGCAGGGGCGCCGGCCTTCCAGCGCGCCGTCGACATCGCCAAGGCGCCCCTGTTCGAAGGCGTGACGGAAGAGGACGGCGAACTGCTCGAGGCGGCGGTGATGGCCGAGCTCGAAGCGCGGAACGTGCTGGACGAATACACCAGGGAGCGCTGACCCGATGTGTTATTCCGCCATGATCCAGGCCGACTACGACAAGTTCTGCCGCCATCACGGGGCGATCATGAGCTTGGAGGACTTCGCAGCGAACGTGTGGGCTGCGCCTGACCGGCAGCGCAAACGGACGACCCGCCGGCGGATGCCCAAGGCGATCGAGGACTGGTTCCTGCGGCCCCAGCGCGAGGGCCTGGGACAGGAGATCGGCTTGGCGATCCGCGACGCGCGTGCAGAGGAGATGGCCGAACACGCCACCGACCTCGCTGGCCAGCGCGAGCGCTTGGCCTTCAACGAAGCGAAGCTGGCGACCAAGCCGACGAAGACAGCCTCCGAGGAGGTCCGGAAGGCCAGCAACAAGATCGCGCAGATCGAGCGCTGGATCACCGACGCCGAGCGCGTGCAGCAGCTGCCGCGCGATTTCCGGTTCTTCCCGCAGTGGTGGGTACCGGTGATGGTCATGGAAGACGACCAGCTCGTGGTAAAGCCCATGCGCTACCAGCTCCGCAAGCCGGGCCTGCCGGCATCGGCGGACTGGATCGAGGGCAAGACCCTGCCCAGCGGCAAGAAGTCCGCGCGACGGCTGAGCGGTACCTACAACGCCAGGCGCGACAACCTCACCCGCTACTGGAAGAGCCAGTTCGGCCACAAGCACGGCGTGCTGGTGATCGACAGCTTCTTCGAGAATGTCTCGCTGCACAAAGCCGAGGGGCGCCCACTGGCGCCCGGGGAGCCCGATGCGGGCGTGGAAATCCAGTTCACGCCAGAGCCGCGCGAGCCGATGCTGATCGCCTGCATCTGGGATCACTGGGAGGGCTCGGAGGAAGATCCCTTCGACAGCTTCGCCTTCATCACGGATGATCCGCCACCCGAGGTGGCCGCCGCCGGCCACGACCGCATTCCGATCCGCCTGCAGATGGACAACTTGATGGCGTGGTTGACGCCACAGGGGCGCTCGTCGGAAGAGCTGCAGGCCATCCTCGACAATCGCCCCGAGGCCTTCTACGGCCACACGATACCCAAGGCGGCATGATGAACAACGACGAGCTATCGCAGCGCATCGCAGGCCTGGAAGCTTGGGTGATCGAGTTCCGGCGAACCAAGCGGGATTGCACGTATGGGGAGTTCTGGGCCGCCTACAAGGCACACGACCCAGAGCTCCTGCAGGTCATCAGCGGGCCGGAAGCTGCGAGGCTGCCCGCGAGCATCCAATCGCAGCTCGACGCGCTTTTTGACGGGATGGAGATACTGATGGACGGCCAGAGGCATCCGGACCGCCGCATCAATGATCTATCCCCAATCGACGAGTAAGTCGGGCGGGGCGAGTTGCTCCGACCGAGGCACATGGAACGTGCGCGGGTCTCTGGATCCGGTCCGGCCCCCTTCTCCCATCCCAGCGCGAGCCTGAGCACCTATACTCAGCCCACTCAAGGAAAGGGGATCTCCATGCGCAAGACCATTCTCTGCCTCACCCTGCTTCTGGCCAGCGCCGCTGCGTTCGCCAACACCTACAACTTCGGCAACCGCGTGGTCTCCAGCGGCGACAGCATCGGTCGCCTGGTCGAGATCGCCGGCAAGCCGGACCTGGTGACGCCCATCCAGAACGAGTACGGCGCCCAACGTGGTGAGAAGTGGACCTACTTCCGCAATGGCAAGACCATCGTTTTCACGATCGACACCGACGGAAAGATCGTCGCAATCAGCGAATCTCGCTGATCAGATATCCAGATCCACCAACGGCAGGTTCGGGCCCGTCTCGATGGCTTTTCCGTCCTGCACCCAAACGTTGTAGGGGATCGTGCCGCCCAGCTGGTTGCGCACGCGGGTGGTGCTGCCGTCGATCAGGGTGACGCTGCTGGTGCCGTCGCCGTTGTGGGCGGTGACGGTGGCCAGCAGGCGCGGTGCGCCCTCGATGAGGTCGCCGAATTGGCCCCACAGGTCAGTCCGCATCGGTGTAGTGCCTCTCCAGGGTGATGGTCTGCTCGACCACGAGCGCCTTGTCGTCTGCGCGCGCCTCAAGCTGGAACCCGGTACACAGGCCGTGCCAGGTTTCGCCCGCCTCCTGCACTTCGCCCAGCATCAGGGGCAGCACGCGGCCAGTCTGGCCGGACAGTAGCGGCTCCGAGAACAGCGGGTGCGTGAGGGCGATGGCCGCCTGCTCGCCGCGATCGCTGAGGATATTGCGCCCGCGCTCCGCAGCCGCGGCGTCCACGTTGATCAGTGGGCTGCTGGCCTGCGGTGCGTAGAGGGTGCGCGGCTCGCTGGCGCGGCCGACGCGTGCGGTCACCCCCTTGCCCTGGATCTCGCCGGTGACGACGACGGCGTCGTACAGCGGCGCACTGCGCACCTGCAGCGTGTCGCCAGTGACGATGTCGTCCAGCAGCGTGAAGTCGGGCGTGGACTCGGGCCAGCCCCAGGGGCTGACCGGATACCGCGGACGGATGATCAGGTGGCGGTCTGACGGATGCGACTGCACCACGGCCCCGCTCGCCTGCGCCAGGCGCGTGATGGCATCGATCGGAGTGAGCCCGTCATAGAACCACGCCCCCGCTGGCACTTCCCAGTCGACGCTGTCGTAGTCGGCCGTAAACCCGGTGCCCGCGAGTTCCTCGTCGACCAGTTGTGCGACCGTACGAGCTTCCGTAGTGGTCTTGCTGCGAGCGGGCGCGAACGGCTCGCCGAGCAGGGCGGTGGAGGATCGGCCGCTGACGCTGATGCCACCGGCGTTGAACTGCCGCTGGCGCTGGAAGTCCTCGATGATGAAGACGTGCACGTAACCGTTGATGGTCACGCGCACCTCGCGCGGCCCGGCGCCAGTAGGCTTGAGCAGATCCAGGTCTGCCGGGCTCAGCACGGACATGGCCAGGCTCAGGCACCAGCTGCCGGCGTCGCCGGCGATGCTGATGCTGTCCACCTCGATGGGCGCAAGGTCGGGCAAGCGAACGACTTCGATGTCATTGATCACGATGTAGGTCCTGCGGCGAGGGCGCGCGGCGTAGCAGGCCGTAACGCCGAGATTGAGAGGCACGAAGCCCGGCACGCCGATAACCTGACATGCCAGATTGAGGCCCACGTAGTTGCCGGGCGGGAATCCCCCCGGCGGCTCGGGGGGTTCGGGCGACTCGGGCGGCCGCACCACCCAGGGGAGACGACCAGCTTCGCCCCACGAGAGCCGCCAGTTGCGATCCAGGTGCTCGAGGTGGAGCCAAGGCAACAAGCGCGCCCAGCGCTTGAGCTGGAGGCGCGATGAGAACGGGACTTGGCGACCGTGCTCGGTCGGGCCCAGCGTCCGCCACGGCACGCAGGCGAACTGGAGGACTGCTTTGAGCGTTGCCCACGCCGCGCTGGTGCTGGTCCTCATGCTGGGCAGATACCACCACGGAAGCGTCAGCCCCCTTGATTGCCACGCCGATCGCTGCCGCCACCGCAGTTGAGTTGCCCCGGCACGCTGCGGGAGACCGCCCCAAAGAACCGCGAGCGCACGAGCCCGTACTTGTGCATCGCTCCACGGCATTTGACTCAATTTGCGGGCACGCGGCGCGGCGGACCAGCCAGACGACACCTGCCGCGAGCGCTGAGGAGACCTGCCCCAAGGAACCGCAATGCCCCGCTGAGGACCGACGAGGCCGGGCTCTGGGTCCGAATCCCCTCCCTCGACGCCCAGGTTCAGGGGCACATGGGAACCGGGGCCGGCAAAGAGGGGCCGCAAGTTTATGGGGACGTACTGGCCAGGCGCTGCCATGGCTCACACCATCGCTACCGGCGTCACGCAATCCTGTACCGCGGCGTTCACGTTGCCCGCGCCATTGATGCCCAGCACCATGAATTGCTGCGTCAGGCTCAGATTCTCCGCGCGCCAAGTTCCGTCCTCACCGCTGATCGTGCTCGCCACGCAGAAAAGCGACCTGCGATCCAGCACGACAACACGGATACGGGATGGCACGTTGAGGATCTTCGTCCGCCCGTCCAGCTCATCCGGATTTGGATCTGGCGGCACCTCGCCGGCGAGGTACCCCTTGCCGTGATAGGCGACGTGCGCCGTCAAGAAGCGATCTCGCAGAATGCTCACACCCACTCCTGATCGGTTTCGAAGAACACCTGTCCTTGCTGACTACTGCCCACCCGGAAGTTCTTCGTCAGCATGCCCGCAACTGGTGATAGCTCAGTGAAGCTGGCGCGAGGATGTGAATGGCCGAAAACGCCTGGCATGCGTCCGCGTGGAACGCGTCCGGCCTCGCTGAGGCTGAGGCGTTCATAGACCATGGGCCCGCCAGCGTAGATGGGATAAGGCATGCTCCCGTTTCCAACGGGGACAGACTGCACGCCTGCGACGGTAATGGTGTTGGCAAACACGGCGCCAGCTGAGCCCGCAATGCTGCGAGCGATGTAGATCGCGGCATTCGAGGTTTCAGGATCAGACGCGATGTTGATGCACGTCTTCCACATGTTGCTCAGCTCGCCTGTTCCTGCGTAACCGGTAATGGTCGTATGAGTCAATGCAAATGTATGCGCATCGCCCGACTTGTTCGAGATAATGTCACCCGCAAAGAAAACCGGGCCTTCCGAGTGTCCACCCGCAAGGCCGGCAACATCGAAGAACAGGTAGAAGCAGCGTTCATTGCCGATCGCCCACCAGGCGCGCGCAGTCGCGCTGGCCAGACTCGACTTTGCCCATAGCATGCCGTTCGGTCGTGTCGCCGGAGGCGGAAACATATCGGTCCCGTTGTCGATGTCGCTCATCGAACTGAAGGCGCGCACCAATCCATAACGGCCGTTGGTGTCATCGACCCACAGATAGTAGCCAGACCCCGAAGTCGGATTTCCGCGATACACGCGCTTGTTCGACGCGGTGTACTCGATCGTCCAACCCAACGGGGCCCTCGCTGTGGGGCCGCTTCCGTAACCATTGACCAAGATGGCATCCAGCAGCGCTACCAACGCGCCTGCAGTACCAGCCATGCTCGGCGCACCGAGGTCGTCGGAAGTGAAGATCGTGGGATACAGACTCATTCTTCGATTTCCTCGCTGTTGCCGATGACCTCGAAGCGGAACTGGTCGATGGCAGTCTCCGGCGTGCTGGGCTTCACCGTGCGGACGAACCATACGGGCGCCAGCCCGCCGATCGTGTTGTAGCGGAGTGCATTGCCAGTGACCCACCCCAGCCCCCACCCGTCCTTGTCGATGACCATGTAGGGCTCACCCGTGCGCGGATTGATCGGCGCGAAGTCCACGCCCGTGCTGCCCGTAGCGATGGTGCCCACCGTCTCACCCCGCAACTCGAAAGCCGTTGCACCCGTGAACACGATGGCCCAGCGCTCCGTGATCGCACTGCGGTTGTCCACGAGGATGGGGAAATCGATGTCGTTGTACGTGGCCGCCGCCGGCGATCCCACCACGCTGTCGGACCAGATGCTCGAACTGCTCCACGTCATCTGGTCGAACAGGTTTTCCACCCGCGCCACCAGATTGAGTGAACCGTTCGCTTCACCGAGGCGCAGGCAGGTGCTGACCAGCGTGCCGGCCGGGAAGTCCCTCGACAGTGCGCTGTTGAGCTCGATCAGGCCGTTGATCTGTACGCCACTGCATAGCCGCCTGTTGTCGATGCGATCGCGGATCATCACCGGCATCACGTATGCGGCAAGATTCAACGGGTCCGACCACGCCACAGTACCGGCGTCCAGGTCGATCGTGTACCACGCACTGTCGATCGGCGTTCCCTCGCTGTCGCGGACCTCGCAGTACGACAGGTTCGTGCGGCCCAGGTCCGTGGTCGCACCGGCCACGGGAGTGAGGCTGGTCTGTTGGGTGTGGTGGACCAGCACGGTCTGCCCGGCCTTGAAGCACGGCACACGCCCATCCGGCGGAAGGCGCGTCGGGTCCAGCCCCACCACTACCGATGACAGCGGCAGCGATTTGTAGACCACCGCGTTGTAGAACACGGAGGACGCCACCACGAGGTGCGGCTTCCATACATCACTGCCGACCACATTGGCTTCGTCGTACCACGGCTCACCTTCATTGCCCGCAGCGGTCACCATTTCGCCAAACCGCACCTGCACAACGCCGGTTTCCCAGTCCACCGTGCCGTCGATCAACGTGCCGGTCACGATGCCGCCCACATCCGCGGTGGCCGTGAGCAGATCGCCCTCCAGCGTGGTCGCGCGCAGAGTGAACTGCCCAGGCGCCAAGGGCGAGCCCAGGGTCCGGAATGTCACGCCATCCAGTCCGACCTCGAAGGCCGTACTGAGCAACGCCTTGATCGTCACGACGTTGGCGCCGCCAGGCTCCCACTGGGTCAGCGACGCGATGCCAGTGCCGTAGTCGATGGCGCCCGCGTAAGTGCCAGCGCCGCTCACCGAGTCGATGTCCCGGTACAGGGATCCGCTGCGGTCCACGTACGTGTGCCCGCGGAAGGTGAACCTCACACTGCCAGGCAAGACGGCGTCGATGATGCCGGGGGTCAGGTCCAGCGTGACCGGCGGGAGCGGAACCGCCTCGTCTTCCGCAGTGTCGCCTGCGCCGGCCGCCTGCCACTCGCCATTGATCTGGGTGCCGGCAGAGAAGTTGCCGGTCCCGACTGCTCGCACGATGTCCTGCACCCGCCAGTACGTGCGCCCAGACTGGAAAGCGTATTGCGGGAATGGAACGTTCGCGATATTCAGCGAGCCCACCTGCAAACTAACCGCGCCCGTGGTGTAGTTGATGGTTCCCAATACGCCCGTGAGCTTGGCGCCGCCGGCGAACGTGGCGACAAGGTTGCCGGCGCCGTCGTCCTTTGCCTGTATGCGCAACGATACGGTTGGCGCACCCAGTTCCGTATTCCCCGTAGGGCGCACGGTGACCATCCAGGCAAGCGCCACGCTACCGGCCCGCACCGGCGCTTCGGGCAGCGAAAAGCCGACGATGCCGCCGCCATCCGGAGTGGGCGTGAAGATCTCGCTTTCAAGTGCAGACCACGCGTACTCGCAAGCGATCTCGGTGCCACTGTCCGGCAGCGTCGCCGGCCGGATATGCACCTCGCCTGTGGCGTAGACGATACGGCCGCGGTCCACGCCACTGATCAGCAAGACCCCGTCGCCCGCCGTGTCGGACGCGACAACCGGGCTGCCACCCACGGTCAGCGTGGCGCTGAACGTACCGGGATTGACGCCACCATTGACGAGGAAGAAGTGCAGCTCCGGTGGCGTGATCTCAGAATCTCCGTCACGCCGCTCTGTCGTCACCCCCGTGCCATGGCCCACGATCATGTCCGAGTCCAGGTCGGGCAATGCGCCGCAAGTGACAAGCAGGCTGCCGGTCGCATAGTTGACGGTACCCGTGCCCTCGCCCGGGTTGCCCAGCAGCGTGCCGGTCCCGTTGTCGGCCAGTTGGATCCACTTGCCCAGGGCCCGGAAGTTGACGGTCACCGTACCCGGCGCAGGCAGAGGGGCCAACGTGAAGACGTGGTTGTAGGTCTGACTGGCCACCTCGATGGTCTTGCGCTGCGTGAACGCCTGCTGCGTGACCAAGGCCGCGGCCGTGGCCGTCACGCTGACCGACGTTGAGCTTGCCCCGCCTTCGTTGCGCAGGCTGATTGCCCCGCTGGCATAGTCGACGGTGCCAGCCCAAGGTGTCACGGAGCCCGTGACGAGATTTCCTTCCCCGTCGTCAGACAGCGTGACGCTGGCCACCACTACCGACACACTTCCCTTTGCCAGCGGGCCACCGAGGAAGCGCGTGACGTCGACGCCCGCAGAGAACGCGCTGGAGAACGTGAGCGTGAGGTCGTTGGCAGGGCCCGCCTGCACATACGCTACCGCGCCGTTGCCACCCAGCTCATCCACGACCGGCGTTTCCGCCAGCGTGGAGGGGACGATCGGCACGTAAGGGCTGTCCACCTTGACGCTGAGGTCGCCGGACTCCGCCAGCTCGGTCAGCGCCTTGACCGAGTAGAAGCTGGCAGCCTCCACGATGTTGGTGCGGAACACGCGGGTGGGCGGTTTCGTCGCAGTAATGCGGGTGGGTTCCTGCCCGTAGAACGGGAAAAGGAGCGCGGAGCCAATGCCCATGATGATGACGTCCCGCCGGAAAGTACCCTCACCATCGGTGAATTCTTCGGTGCTGCGCTGAAGGACCTCGGTCACGCGCACGTACTGCTCGTTGGCCGTGTAGCCGGCGGCCACCGTCGACAGGCAGTAGTTGTCGTTGATGTCCGGCGTGGGCGCGTCCGGCATGCAGTACACGCTGATGGCCAGCTGCCCCACGTAGTGGTTGCCCATCAGCACGTAGCGCGACTCCACGCCCTTGGTGATGTAGCTCTCGACCACATTGCGCGCATCGGCGCGCACATCGCTGTAGCTGCCGGTGCTGAACATGGTGACGCTGATGGCGTCATCCTCCGGTGGCTGCAGGATGATGCCGATGGCGTCGGTCAGGATGTCGCGGTTCTGCGTGTCCAGATGGACGAAAGCCTTGCGAAGCGTGCTGCGGCCCGTGGTGCGCTCTTCATCGCCGATATTGGGGAAGAGATTGTTGAGCTGGCCGTCGACGACCTCGGCCTGCACCATGCGGCCACCGCCGTCCGGGTTGTCGGTCAGGCGCTGGGACTGGCGGATCTTGATATTGGCTGCGGAAATGGCCATGGAGGTTCCTGGTCAAACGGTCATGAGCCGTATCGAGACGGCGAAGAAGTCGGAATCGAGTGCTGGCGCGGCGAAGCGGATGGGCGTGGCGGTGATCGCCTGCCCGCCTTCCCGGTTGAAGGCCACATTGAAGCTGCGCGTACCGCTGTTATGCGCGGGCATGACCAGCGTGTAGGTGGCGCCCGGGACTTCCTCCAACGCCTGGAGCGCACGCAGCACGTCCAGGCGCAAGGGAGCGACATAGGCGGTGCCGGCGCGCGTGGTGTCCAAGGTGATCGGACGGCCGGCCTGCAGGGCCGCTTCCTGCACGATGCGGGCGCCCGTCAGCGAGGTCTTGATGTTCTGGCCGACCTTCCACGCCGTGAACTCGTCGGTCCATTGAAGGTCGCCCGGCAGCGTGACGCCACCCAGCACGATGTCGCTCATCGGTTCCCCCGATTGCTGCTGGCCCGGGCACGCGAGATGGCCTGGATGATCTTGGGCGTGGCCAGCTTGACGACCACGTCCGCCAGTTCGTTGAGGATCTTCTGCAGGTTGGTGACCTGCGTGTTGGTCGGGGTGATGAATTCGACCCGGATGGCCTCGTCCCCAGACTTCACCGTCTCGCTACGGCCCGCCGCCTGCTCGGCAGCCTGTTGCAGGCCCTGCGCCGTCTTGAGGCGCGCTTCGTCGCGCTGGCGCTGCTGATCCTGCTCCTGCTGGTACGCCTGGGCTTGCGCCTCGCGCGCCGACTTGATGGCCTGCTCCTTCTGCAGGATGGCCTCGATCTCATCCTTGCCTACGAAGGAGTACTTCCGCTGGAGCTCTTCTCGCCGCTCGGCCAACGCGTCAAAGGACCGCGCAGTCTTGTCCAGCTCTTCGGCGTAGTCGCGCAGTTCCCTGCGCTCCTGGTTCAGCGTCTTGAGCATCTGGGCCAACGCGGCAATCGGGTTGCTGCCAGGCTGCATGGCCCGGCTCATCTGCCGCCAGGTATCCCAGAACGCCTCACCCACCTGTCCAATGGAAAACGCCATGCCCTGCGCAGCCTGCGCGCCTTGGGCGAGCTGGCCAGTGGCGCCCGCGGCTCCAGATCCGACCGCCTGGACCGCGTCCGATGCCGCACCTGCGGATGCTGCGACATTGTCCAGCGCGCCGGCTGCTGCACTTGCGCCGGCACTGACCGCCTCACCTGCGGCACCGCCCTGCTCCGCCAACCGCTCGAGCGCGCGACCACTGTTGATGACCGCATCCATGACGGCCAGCTCGGAATCGACCCGGTCACGCGCTGCGGCGTCGCTGTCGGCGACCGTGGCACGGGCTGTGCGCGCGTATGCTTCGAACGCACGGCGGACATCCTCGACGCTGGCCTTGCCGCTGGCGGCTCCGCGGCGGATCGCATCGAACGCGTCATAGGCCGCGTCCTTGGCTGCGTTGAGCGAGGCCTGGGATTGGATGCCCAACAGCGCGAACTCATCGACCAGGGGGTCGACGGCCGCGGTGATGGACCTGATGCGCGCGTCCACCAGCTGCATCGCGCGGGCGGTCTGGTCGAAGCCGATGGCGCCCTGCTCGCCCGCTGACCGCAGCAGGTCGCCCAGCACGCGCACTTCATCGACTGTGGCCACCTTGCTCAGAGCGGCCCGGAACGCGGTCTCGATCTGTTGGCTGGTGGCGTTCGCGTTCTCGAGGATGGCACTGAAGGCAGCGGTGGCGTCACGCCCGGTCTGGGTGAACTGCGTGCCCATCCGCTCGGCGGCGACGTTGAGCCGCTCCATGGCCGCCACGAGTGTGGCCTCCAGGACGGCGGCGGCCTGCGCAGGACCGATTTGCCACACGTCGAATGCCGCCTGTGACGCGGTCTGGAAGCGCAGCAGCTCTTCGCCAGACAATGTGCGCAAGGTCTCCAGCAGGCCCTCGCGCACATTGCGATCAGCTACCGCACCACCGGCTGCAATCTGGGCGAGCGCCACACCCACGTCGCCCAGCTTGTTGCTGTCGGCGAAATTGAGACCCTCAAAGACCTTCTTGATGGATTCGCGCGCCGCCTTGGCGTCGCTGTCGATGCCACGCAGACCATCGGCCACCGCCTGCGCGCCGACGCCGATGCCGTTCTTCAGGGCGTCACCCGCCGTGCGCGAGGCCTGCTCCAGTGCGGAGATGCCTTGGCGCACCTCCTCGAGCCGTGCCTTGACGCCCTCCCATTGCTTGGCCAGGTCGGGCGTGAGCGCGCCCGCACGCTGCATGGCCTGGTAGTAGCGATCGAGCTCCACCAGGTAGTCGCGCAGCCCGCCTACGCGCGCGGCATACGAGGCGCGCTCCTCTTCGCCCAAACGTGCCGCCGCCTCGGCGCTGAGGACCTGTTGATGCGCATTCGCCTCCAGGCCTTTCGCCGCCTCGCTGGCCGCCCGCGCGGAGGCCAGCCACTGCTTTTCGATCTGTGCTTCGACCTCGCGCAGGCGCGCCGTGCCCTCGCTGTACCGGGCCAGCCAGTTGCCGAGCCGCTCGCCGGCCTTGTAAGCCTGCTCGATGCCAACCAGCGCCACGCCGATAGCGATGCTGGCGGGCAGCCCCCGCAGCAGGGCACCGAAGCTGAGCGCCGACTTGCCTGCGGCGTTGATCGCCGTGTTGGTGCGCACCAACTCGTTGGTGGCGTTCCAGAGCGAGATCCGCCACTGATTCATCTGGACCAGCGCTTGGCCGATCTTGAACGCGGCATAGGCCTTGGCAGCCAGCAGCAGCGCGCCGCGGTGTTCGTACAGGAACTGCGTGCCTGTCTTCAGCGAATTGGCCACCGAAACCACGGCATCTGACACGCGCTGCGCCCACTGCGCCAACGCGCCGTCCGCCGACATACGCGCGATGGTGTCGCGGATCTCCGACAGCTGCGCCTTGAACCAGTCCAGGGCGCCGCTGTTGGCCACGTCGCGCGCGAAGCCCTGCACGTCGTCGACGAAGCCGCGCCACAACCCGCTCAGCGTGTTGATGTTCTCGGCTGCCGCGCCATCGGCCGAGCGCGCCATCTCATCCAGCAGCTGCTTGATGACGTCGCGGCCCAGCTCGCCGGCGCTGCTCAGCCGCTGCAGCTCGGTGACGTTCTTGCCCGTGGCCTGCGCCAGCAGGTCCCACACCGGCACGCCACGCTCGACCAGCTGCAGGATTTCCTCACCCTGCAGCTTCTGCTTGGACCAGGCCTGCCCGACGGCCAGGATGAGGCCGTCGAGCGATTCCATGGATCCGCCCAGCAGGGCGTTCTGGTCGACCAGACCTTGGAGCGTGCCGTCGAGCGGTTCCAAGCCGAACGACTTCAGCTTGAGCGCCGACTGCAGCAGGCTGTCGAACTGCAGGCTGGCACCACGCGCCAGTTGCTGGATCTGGTCGAATGCCTGGTCGCCCGCACCTTCACCATACAGCCGGTTGAGCCGCTTGCGCGTCAGCTCGGCCGCATCGCCCAGGCCGAGCATTTGCTTCGTCGCATTCCATGCGCCCTGCACGCTGAAGAAACTGGTCAGGCCGCCGACCACTGCAGCGAAGCGCGCCATGAAGCGCGAGCCGGTCTGCGAAGCACTGGCCAGCTCGCGCGTGCCACGCTCGGCCGCCGCGGCTCGCTCGCGGTACTGCCGAAGGCTCTCGCCTGCTGCGCGACTGCTCTCGGCTTGCTTGCGGAAGGCGGCGTCGCCGTCGGCCATGCGCTGCTTGAGCTGGCCCACGGCAGCGGATTCCGCCCGCACCGACTGTGCCTGGCGCTCGATCGCCACGGCCGTGCGCCCAATCTCGTTGCGCAGTTGCGCCTGCAGCACGGCCAGGTCGCGCGTATCGGCGCCGGTGGCCTGCAATGCGCCGTCCGCCTTGATCAGCGCCGACCACTGCCCGGCGTAGGCTTTCTCCAGCCGCTCAACCTCCGTGCGCGCAGCCTTCTGCGCCTGCGTCAGTTCGCGGGATGGCTTGTCAGTAGCCGCCAATTGCAGGGTGAGCTGATAAGCGGCCTTCTGGGCACTGTCCAGCGCCTCTTCGGTGCGCTGCAGCTCGTCGGTCATGCGCTGCAGGTCGGTCGCCTTTGCCGCCTGCTCATTCAGACCGGTAATGCTGTCCAGCAGCTTGTTGGTGTCCGTCAGCGTCTCCGCCGAGACGTCGCCCACTTCGGCGAGTGCACGGCGCAGCGCTTCGACACCCTCGGTGCCTGCGGTCTCCAGGACGATACGGATGGCTTCTTCGAGGCGATCGCCGGCCATCACGCAGCTCCCAACTTGAACTGGCGACTCAGCTCCGCCAGGTAGAACGTGCGCAGCGTGCCGAGCAGCGCTTCGCTGGCAGCGCGGGATCCCCGGTGATCGAGCCCGGAGATCATCTCGAACGGGCTAGGGCCGTAGAGCATGCGCACCGGCCCGCGCCCATGGCGACGGCCGGTGCTGGCGAACGAGCGCACGCGGATCGCGCGGCGCCCTTGGATCGTGGCAATGAAGGCGCTGTCGTAGGTTTTGCTACGCCCGGCCTGGATGCTGGCCACCGCACCTGCCGTCCGGGCGCCCCCCCAGCGACCGCCGAAGGCGAGCAGTGGGATGGCGCGCGTGCTGGCCCACAGGCCGATGTAGTCCGAGCGGTCGCCGCGCCGCCCGCGGCTGCCCATCTCCGCGCGGTACTTGCCGGACAACGTGCGCGCCTGTACCCCGTACTGCTCACGGACGGCCCGGTTGGCCATCGCCACCGCGCGCCGCTGCGTGCTGACGGTCGCGCGGATCACCGAGGTGTCGTACGCCGACAGGACGCGGCCCGCTACATCCGTGATGCCATGCAGATCTTTGGCGCGACGGCCATTGACGTAGAACTTGAGCGCGCTGTTGCGCCGATTGCTGGCCATGGATCAGCCCACCGCGCAGAAGAAAAGCGGCGGCAGCGTTTCCGCTGCCACCGCCCCCGGACCCACCAGGGCGCGAGCTTCGACCATGCGTTACGCGGCCTGCTCGTAGACTTCGAACGTGTACAGCGCCGACTCTTCCGACCGGAACACGACGTTTCCCGTCAGCGTCACCTGGATCGGCTCGGCGCTAAACCAGTCGACATCGCCGTCGACGGTCAGGTCCACCTGCGGGATGCGAAGCAGGCCGTTCTCGCCGCTGATGCGGTCCTGCACGTCGCCCATGATCAGGAACTTCTCGTTGGGCGTCGCACCTCCGTTGATCGCGGTCCGTACGTAGCCGTCGTAGCTGTAGCTGATGGTCAGCTCGTCGCCCGACTCGATCGCGCCGCCGGCCTTCGGGATCAGCAGGCCCTGGCGATTGTCGATGGTGTAGTCGGTACCGGCGATCAGCGGCGTGCCGGACTTCTCCACCACGGGCGTAGGGCTGGCCAGCAGGAAGCGGTGCGCCAGCTGCAGCGGCACATCCGCGGAAAGTACGGTGTACGCGACGTCGGTCACGGCCCCTGCGGTAACCGCGCCCGACTGGCCGCTGCCGTACAGCATGCGGGCCAGGATCAGCGGCGGCACTTCCAACAGCGTGATGCTGATGCCGGTGGTGCCTGGGTTGGAGTCGGACTGCATGATCTGGCCGTAACGATCATCCCGACGCTTGCTGGTGACGTTGGTGGTGTCGCCGGCTTCGTACGAGAAGACGAGCGAGGTCTGTTCGATCGGCTGGTTGCCGAAAGCGTCGGCCGCTTCGGGGATCACCGGGATGCGCTCCGGGCCGGTGCCGTGCTGCCAGATGCGCAGGTCGCCGGCGAACTTGCGAACTTTGGGTTGTGCCATGGGAGTGTCTCCAGTTACAGGGCGGGCGCGTGGGTTTCGGTCAGGCCCGCCCGCGCGGTGACCTGAGCCAAGGTGAAGGGAGTGCCGGCCTCGTCCGCGTCCGACAGGAAGCGGGAGCCGGTGATGTCGAGCTTGTTGAAGCGCACGGCCAGGCCGCGCAGGTCCACGCCCAGGGCGCGCACGATGTCGGCGCGCGCGCGATGCGCGACGAGCTCAGGGTTGTTGCTGCCGAAGGGCACGGCGACCTCGATGGTCAGGTCCATCTCGCTGACCGTCGTGCGGCCACTGCTCGCCGCGGCGCTGACACCCAACTCACCGGCCACCACCAGCGTGATCGGGGCGTTGCCCTCGAGCTTCAGACGCGAGCGGTCCGTGAGGATCACGCCCTGCCCAATGGCGGTATGCCAACCGGTCGTGCCGTCGATCTGTTCCAGCAGGCCCTTGATGGCCTGCAGCGCCTCCCAGGAGATCGGCTCAGCCACCGCGCACCAGCCAGCGGCTCAGCGAGCCGTCGTTGCTGATCTCGTAAACGTTGGTTAGCGTGTCGCCGTCGACGACCAGCACGCCCTCGGCGGCAGGAACCGTGGGCGTCATGGAAGACAGCACGTAGACCACCTCGGTGCGCGAGCTGCGCGCCTGGCCGAGATCACCGACCTCCTGCACGCTGCGATCGACGAAGACATCGCACGGCACCGCCGTCCCGCCCTTCGGTGTGTATTGGCCGTGGTCTGCCATGCCCGCGGCAGCAAATGCTGCGTGCGCGCCCTGGTCGAATTGAGCCATGAAGGCTTTCTGGCTCACGGCTTGACCTCCGTGCCCTGGATCTCGGAAATCGCCTTCAGCCGGGCGTTCTGGCCGACGATGACGGCGCGGCGCTTGGCGCCCACGTCGAAGCACTGCGTGATGGAGCCCTCGGGGACAGGCTCCTGACGCGTCAGGTGAGCAGGTACTGGCACGTAGACCAGGCGATCCACGTAGATCACCTTGGGCTGGACGGCTCCACTGCCGGGCGGGAGATCGGGCTGCAACTTGCCGCAGCCGCCCCATCCGGTGAGCAGCAACACCGACAATAGGAAAAGAAGGACGCGCATCAATAGCCCTCCAACGCCGGGCAGAAGCGAGCGACGGACGCCATGGCGCTGGCGCAGTCCGGCGCACGGAGCTGTGCCGCGTAGCGATCCATGAAGGCACTCAAGGTGCGATCCGCATCCGCCTGGGCAGCTTCAGCCGCCGCGATCGCGGCGGCGCCATCACGCTGCAGGCGCAGGTTCTCGGCCTGCGCCGCTTTCAGCTCGCCAGCCAGATCCGCGAACGCGCTGTCGTACGCGACATTGGCCGCCTTGAGTTCGCCTGCGCGACCTTTCCAGGCATCCCGCTCCGTCGTGACGGTGGTGACCTCAGCCCGCGCAGAAGAGGCCGATGCCTTCAGCGTGGCGGCATATGCCCACCAGCCGCCGTTGCTGGCGAGCAGCAGCGAACCCGCGATCGCCAGTGCGATCGCGAACGGCTTCACGGCGGCGGTGCCGAGGATCGACATGGCTGGCGGTCAGCCCTTGTTGTCCGGCACGGGAGGCAGCCGGAACGACGGGAAGCCCTGCCCCTTCATGCGCAGCAGGAAGAAGATCGCGCTGACGATCTGCAGGGCTTGACCCGCCGAATCGGACGACAGCAACTCACCGAACTGCGCGCGGAACGGATCCCAGATGCCCGCCAGCCACGCCAGCCCTTCGACGATGAACTGGCCAAGGACCGCGCCGCACGCACTCGCCCAGACGACGAAGCTGCGCCAGGCCACGGGCAGTGCGACCGTGCCGTTCTTGGTGAAGTACTTGAAGAACAGGAGCGCCGCCAGGATGACGGCGACAAGGATCAGGGTGAAGAAGAGGTTCATGTCGGGATCTCTCAGTTGTCCAGGGCGGCGAAGCGGAGGTTGTGGGCGATGCGCCGCATCCAGCCGGCGCCGTGGACGGGCCAGTTCTTCAGGCGCGTCATGAACTCGATGCGGTCCGCGTTGAAGCGGAACACCAGGTCGTTGGGGTCGGTGACTTTCATGGCCGCCAGCGAGGTCGGCCCGATCATTCCGTCGTCCGCAACACCGGCGGCGCGCTGCAGCCAGCGCGAGGCCTGGGCGATGCCGCTGTTGACGGCGCCATCGAGCAGTTGGAACGCCACGGCCGGCGGCAGGCGATCACAGCGCGCCCGCTCCCAGAAGTCGCGGCGGTAGATCGCCACTGCCTGCCCGCGAGTCAGGTTCTTGATATCGAGGGTGGGATACGTGTTCGCGGCGATGCCGAACTTCGTGCCCTTGAGCAGGCCGACGCCGACCTTGCCACCAGTCCAGTTGCCCGGATCGCGGCGGTCATCGGTGAACCCACCCTCGTGCGAGAGCAGGCGATCGATGAAGACGGGGAAGCGATCGGTGGTCATGGGGTCTTGGTTGCCTGTTCGACGGAATTGAGCCGGCGTTCCAGCTCGGTGATGCGCCAGATGACGCCGTTGTCTAGCTTTGCGTTGAGCACCTGCACGTCGCCGGTGACCTGCTGCAGCTTTTCCGCCTGCTTGACCTGGAGCTGCTTGATCTCGCCCAGTTGGGAACTGATGTAGAACGCACCGAACGCGATGGCGAACGGCGCGAGGAAGACGAAGATCCGCACTGCAACCTTCGCCACCTTGTTGTCCATGGCATCTTCGAGATGCATGTTCTTGTCGCTCATCGCCCCTGTCCGACGTCGGGTGAAAGGCCCCGCCGCCGCGCACGCCACCCGGGCTTCTGTGCGCGACGGCGGTCCAGGCTTAGGCTTGCAGGCTGCCCGCGCCGGGCAGCAGCTTCACCTTGACGGTCGTCGCGCTCGATCCGGCCGTTTCGACCGCGATCGCGCCACCGACGAGATCGCCGGTCGAAGCACCACTGGCAATGAAGGCGCCAGTGGCAACGTCCCAGATCGGCTTGGACCAGGCGTTGATGGCTGCGCCGGTTGCCTTCGGCATTTCCCAGACGCCCTCGACACCGGCTTCGCCGGAATTCCCGTTGGCGATGGTGGTGAGCGCCACGCCGAGCAATGTGCCGAGCAGCACACCGCTACCGGAGGGGGTATCGGCGGCAGCGGTGAACGTCAGGTGCTCGCCGGGCTTGATGTAGTTCTTGGCCATGTTCGTATCCTCGATTCAGGGCTCACGCGCGGGCCTGCGCGCGAGCAAGGTGGATGGCGGTTACTCGCCGGCGTTGCGATGTGCGCCGCGGAAGCCGACCGCGCCCACGCCGTAGCGGTGAACGACCTTCCAGCTCACGCCATCGGTCCGGAAGTTCACTTCCTGCTCGAGCGTCGGGGTCTGCACACCGTTGAGGAAAGCGACTTCGATGACGGGCTCCACGTTCGGATCGGCGAGCATCAGCCACGCCAGGCCACTGAGACGCGGCGAATCGACCACGTCGGCGAACAGGCCGCGCACCACGTTGGGCTTCTTCTGCTGGCGCTGCGCTTCGTCGTTGTATTCCTGCGCGTTGAGCTCGCGTGCCGTACTGCCGAGCGACAACGGGCCCAGGAAGATCGCGGGTAGGATGTCCAGGTAGTCATTGCCACCCACATCCTTCTGCTGCGCCATCTGCTGCCGGCCGGCATCGATGCGGGCGATGGTGGGTGCGCCGGCCGAGGTCGCGATGTTGCCGTGGTCGGCGTGGAAGAGCGTCAGGCCGTCGCTCATCAGAGGACCCATGCCGGCGTTCTGGCCCAGCAGCGCGTACACGTCCTTCTCGATGGTGCGTGCCGCCGCCTGGCCGAGGAACGTGGTGGGGCGGGAGAAGGCGCCCAGGTCATCGTTGACCAGGACTTCCGGGGTGATCTGCAGGATGCGGCCCTTGCGACTGCCCTGGATGGTCTCCTTGGCCGCGTCGGACAGGATGCCGTTCTCGTACTCGCCCTCCTCGTTCACCGGCTTGAGGTCGGAGAAGGAGCCCATGTGGTAACGGTTGTGCGGCCGGTAGTCCGTCAGCGAGCCAGTCGCGCAGAAGCGGGACCAGGTGAACTGCTGCAGGCGATAGGCCGTCAGCAGCATGCGATGCAAGACGTTCTCCAGAATCAGCGGAAAGTCACCGGTGCTCTGCGCCAGCGCCATACGCGAGATCTGGTCGCGATCCATCGTTCGGGTGTTGACGCCCGCAGTGATCAAGGACTGTTCCGCCAGCACGAACAGCGGTTGGTGTGCGGCGGGGTTGTCCTGCCGTGCCGCCGTGGCGGCCTCACCCGTCAGGATGCCGGCACGCGCGAGGATGCCGTCCGCCACACGCTGACGGCGCGTTTCGTTCTCGTCGCCGATCACGCGACTTTCTCCGCTGCGCGCCGGCGCGGCCGCCAGCGGCGTGGCGCCATTCGGCAGGCGCTGGAGCAGGCGCGCCTGGGCCTGCTCGACCGTCATGCGCGGATCGGCCAGGCAGGTGGATTCCAGCTCGCGCACGCCGGGTACATCATGGAACGCGGCGAATACGCCACGGATGCTCTCGTTGCGCGCGGCGAGCTGGGCGATCGGATCGTCGGTAGCGACGATGGGAGCCGGAGTAGGGACCGGCGCAGGTGCTACGGCAACCGCAGGGGCCGGGGTGGGATTGTTGCCCTGCGAGGACGGCTGGTTGCCGGCCTGCGCGAGGATCAGGTTGCACTGGTGCTTCATGGTCGAGTCCTCGATGTGGGCGAACACCGCCCTCTGGTGAGCTCCGCTGAGCGCGGCGAAGGCAGACGCGGTGACTGTCGTCTGGATGTACTGGCGCAGCGATGCCGTGACATCGCTGCGCTCGGAAGTGGAGATGGCCTGGACGTAGGACAGCAGGGCCGCCGCAGCCGCCTCGTCGCTGGGCGCAGGCGAAACGTTGGCCTCGATGATCTCGTCGGCGAGACCCGCGGCGACCATCTGCTCCGCCGTGTACCAGTGGTCACGGCGGTCCCTCAACTGAGCTTCGATGTCCGCAGGCGTGGTTGCCCGGGCGGTGTAGCCGCTCAGCATCGAGGTGGTGATGGTGTCCAGCATCGCTGCGGCATCGCGCAGGTCGTCCGCATAGCCCCAGCGGCCGCTTTGCGGGCCGTGCAGCATCATGGTGGCGTTGCGATGAACCTTGCGGGTCGTGCCCACCTGTGCGATGAGGCTGGCGATCGACGCTGCCACACCATCGATGGTCACGCTTACGGTGGCTGGGTGGGCCGCGAGCGCATTGAAGATGGCCAAGCCATCACTGACGACACCGCCATCCGAGTTGATGCGCACGTTGATGGTGCCGGCCGTCACCTGCCCCAGCTGCTCGACGATACTGGCAGCGGTGATGCCGTCTGCCCAGAAGTAGTCGCCGATCGGCCCGTAGATCAGCAGGTCCACCTGCGTGGTGCTGACCGTATTGAGCGCAAGCACCGAACGGCCTCGCGCGTCGGGTGCGATCTGGTCGAGGCCGACGTTGTCGCGCGCGTAGATGGCGCCCAAGATGCAGGTGGCGAGCACACAGGTCTTCATGGCGTTTTTTCCTGTTCGATGGTTTCCGTCGGCAGACGTGGACCGGGCGCGCGGGCTTGCATCAGGCCAGCGGCGGAAACCTGCCGCGGATCCGTGTCAAGCACGATTCCCAGGTCCTCGGCCCAGCGCCGTTCGAGGGCAATCTGTTCGAGGGTGTCGTACATGCGGTCGCCGCGTTCGGCGATGACGCGAGACAAGGACTTCACGCCGCCACGCACAGCCATCGTGATGCCTTCCATCTCGTGAACCGGGTTGATCCACGGCATGGGCGGCGGCAGGTAGTCCGCGCCGATGGCGCTCGCCAAGGTGACGCCAGGCGGAAGCACGAGCTCGCCGGAAACGACCGCCATGGCGATGAGGCGCTCGTACACAGGGCGCACCATCTGGGAAACGAACTCGTAAGCGAGCACGCCGTAGGCACCGTACTGCTCGACCAGCTCCTGCCGCTGGGCGCTGTAGGTGCCGTTGTAGTTCTTCGACAGCGAGGAGAACGAAATGCGCATCGGCGCGGCAATCGCGCGCAGCTGCCCGTTTCGGTACGGCTCCAGGTTCGGGTTCGGCCGCTTGCTGTCGATCGACTGGACCGACTCACCCGGCCGGAGGTCGTCGAAGACCATGCCGGGCTGGAATCGCATCTTGCGCTTACCGGCGTTCGCGAATCCTTCCGTGTCGTACAGGGTCGGGTCACCCTTGATGATCACCGCCGCCATGCTGGCGGCGATCTTCGCGGCGATGCGCTCGGATTCCTCGTAGTCCTTCAGGTCCTCGATACGCGTGAAGGTCGACGCGAGGATGGACACGCCACGCACCTGGCCGATGCGATCGATGGTGCGCACGTGGCGGATCAGGTCCGCCGACACGCGCTTTGTCTCCGGACGGAACACGGCTGCGTCGCCCGGATGCTGCTTGTACACATGGAACGCGACCGCCCTGCCCCATGCATTGCGCTCCACGCCCTGGAGGATCCGCCGTGCGCTGTCGTCCAGGTCCAGGGGGACGAGATCTGGCTCCATCAGCTCAAGGGAGAACGGGACGGCGGAACCGTGCTCGAGAAACGGAACAAACCCGCGCAGCTCCTGCGCGAAGGCTTCCCCGTCACGAAGCCAGGTGCGCGCGAGCAGGCGCTGCACGCTCGCCCAGTCGTGCATCCAGGTGACTTCGGGCCGCTTCGCCCATGCCTGGTACAGCGGCATGATCTGGTCGACGACGGACTCGACGACGTTGCCGTCGGCATCGCGCGGCGTGGGCACAATGTTGATGCCGCTCGGCCCGATGATGTTCTGCACCAGCGTGGACAGGCCACCGCTGATAATGTCGTGGTTGCGATCGAGGTGACGCGCCTGGTTCCGCAGCGCGGTGCCGGTCAGGGAGACGATCGCATTGCCGCTGCCGGCTTCGCGCGCCTGCCCACGAAGGTGAGTCGCTTCGGCCGCTTCATAGGCCTGCCGATAGGCGACGGCCCGGATGCGGTGCTGCGCCCGCGACGCCGCCCAACCTGGCGCCCACTGCAAGAGTGCGCGGTCGAAAGCGGCCGCCATTCGGGACAGCTGTGGCATGCGCCTCGCGACAGGCGTGCTCAACGGCGGCACCCGCTGAAATCGGCGATGGCGACGCCCGCCGTTCCGCCAGCGGAGGTGACCTGCTCCGCGTTGGCGCGGCGCATCCACTTGTCGAGCTCCGCGCTGATCCAGTTCGCGTCAGCGCGTGTCAGCTGGCGCTCGCCCAGTCGCACCGCCTGACCAGACACGACCTTTCGGTAGGCGTCCTGCAACAGGGCAACTTGTTCGGTTGCGAAGCTCATGGGCGGCTAGGTTGCCGACCCGAGTGCGCACAATCTCGGGGAAACGTACGCACCCCGCGTGATCACACCTCGCTGTCGAGCAGCCGGTAGACGGTCTGGCGGCTGATGCGGTACTTGCGGCACAGCGCCCGCATGGACATGGTCTTGAAGTCGGCGCGGATCTCATCCACCGGGTACGTCACAGCCGACGGGATGTAGAGATCCTGGGATGGATACTCCTCAACGAGGTAGGCCACGACAGCGTCGACGATGGCCTTGATCTGGTCGGCGTCCGTCCGCAGACGGATGGCGGCGCCGATGGCGAGCTCGTCGGACAGCTGATCGATCCTGGCTTTGGCGCGGGCGGTGTTGCGACTCACAGGCGGCTGCTCCACCGGCCCGAGCCGAAGTCATCTTCCTCGCGCGGTGTTTCACGGGAATCCACGCGCTTCGGTTGAGGATCGGGCGCGCTCGGTGTTTCACGGGAATCCACCGCACGCTTGCCGATGCTGGCCAGCAGCTGTGCGGCGCGGGCCTCCCATTGGGCGCGCGTCCACTGCGGCAGGCGCACCTCTGGGTGCAGAGTGGCGGCGTAGGCGTACACCCACGTATCGAGCGGCTCATTCCGCGGGCTCCCGCGCTTCGGCACATAGCGGTTCTTGCGAGGATCGAACGTTTCGCTGGTCAGGCCGCCGAAGTACTCCAGCGAGAGCTGGTCGGAGAAGCGCATGCGGCGGTCGTCCAGCTCCCGGTCCTCGTCGGCACCGAGCCAGCCGTACATCATGTTCTTGATGGTGACCGTGCCCACCTGGTAGACCATCACGCCGCGCTTGTCGTAACGGCCGCGCCAGTTGATGTCCTGCAGCTTGCCCTTGCCGATGGCGGGCGCGTTGCTGGACTTGGCGCCGAAGATGGCCATGTGCCGACGGCCGCCGCGGCGATCGCGCACGTAGGCTTTCACGTCCTCGGTGCGGTGGCCCAGGATGTCCTGCGCGCTGGCGTCGACGCGCAGCGCCGCGCCATCTTCGCGGTCGATGGGTTCGTTGAGCAGTTCGGTCAGCGCGACCCACACATCGTCGCTGGCGGGATCGCCCGGCAGCTCCACGTAGTCGATGGTCCAGCAGCGCAGCCCGCCCTTCGGCGCCCTGCCCCAGCCGATGCGATGTACGGCCAGGCGGTTGTCCTGCGTGTCGACGCCGGCGGTCACGGCGACCACCCAGTGCGGCACCGGGCGCAGACCCCTCGCCTCCGCGCGCTCAGCGACCAGGTTCTGCTTGACCGCGCGCATGGCCGGGTCTTCCCAAGCCTCTGCCAGCCGGTCGTTGACGAAGGTCTTCAGTTTGGCCGGATCGCCCTGAGCGTCCAGCCACATGTGCACCAGGTCCAGCCAGCGTGGCCCGAGGCCCAGCGGGTAGTACAGGCAGTTGGCGCGGTAGCCGCGGATCTTGCGCTCCGGATGCGTGGGCACCCAGCCGATGCCCAGCTCGCCGGTTTGCTGGCGCGCGTGCGCCTGCGCGATCATCGCGGTCTTCTGGTACTCCTCGATCACCACGCCGCACTCGCGGCAGGCGTACCAGCAGCGCGCCGCCTCCGGTGTCCACTGCAAGCCACTCCACTCCAACGGCTGTTTCGCATCGCAGTCGGGGCACGCCACGTGGAACAGACGCTGGTCCGACTTCTCCCACAGCGCGGTCAGGCGGCAGGTGCCGACGGTATCCGGCGTGCCCACCTTGAGCCGCTTGTAGGTGCTGGGGAAGGCCGAGTTGCGGCCGTTGAGCATCTCATCGGGATCATCGCCGGTCTTGAGCGCCGCGGCGAAGCTGGAGAACTCGTCGACCAGCAATCGCTTGACGCTGGTCGACTTGAGGCGCGTGGGATTGCCCGCGTGCTCGATGTAGAGCTGGCCACCCTCGAAATCCTTGAAGGCTCGCCGGTTGCTGGATTCGCGACTGGCCAAGCTCGTGAGCACACGTTGTACCGCAGGGCAGCTATCGATCAGCGGATTGAGCTTCTGGTCGATCCACTTGTTCATCGACACTTCGCCGGGCAAGACAACCATGATCGGACCGGGGTCCTCGCACATGGCGTACATCAGGATGTTCGTCTCGATCTCCGACTTACCGAATTGGATGGGCAAGAGCGCGACGGCTTCATGCACAGGACTGCGCGCCGACATGCAGTCCATGATTTCGATCTGCAGCGGGTTGCGGTCGTTCCGCCATTGCCCCGCCATCTGACTTCCTTTGCCGGAGAGGATCCGGTTGCGTTCCGCGAACTCGCTTACGCGTGTCGGAATGCGAGGCGCGATCGCACGCGCTACGGCAGTGAAGATCACGGAGCGTGGGTTGGCGTTCATCGCGTCTCTTCCTTCGCGATGGCAGCGGCCTTGCGCGCGAACTCGCGCTCGATGTGTTCGATGGCGTCGCGCAGGATCACGCGAACGCGGTCCTCGTCCTGCTCAGCCGCCAGTTGCGGCGCCAGGATCGCCGGCAGGTTGTCCAGGTCGGCACGCATGGCGGTGACGGCATCGGCGATCGCGGAGCGCACCTCGTCGACCGGCAGAAGCTGACCCAGCTCGACCGCCTCGTCGCGCAGCAGTTTGCGTGCCCTCGCCTCTTCGGCCTGTGCCTGGGCGAGCGCGCGGCGCTTGGCCAAAGGGTCGTCCTGGGCAGGCGCCAGCGGCGCCTCCGCGTCATCCGGCTCGCTCGCCGTCGACGACGTTTCCAGGGCGACGGCAGCGCCACGTGCGGCCGCGTGGCGCGCCGCCACACCCGCCTTGGCCGGGTCGGCGGTCTCGGCCAGCAGCCTGCGGCTCTCTGCCAGCAGGTAGCGCTTGCCATCGGTCGTGCGCACTAGCCGCCCCTCTCCCTTGAGCTGGGTGATGTAGGAAGGGCCCACGCCCAGGATGTGGGCCAGCTGCTTGGCGGTGACCTCGTTCGCGCCGCTCATGCCCTGCTGCCTCCCTCTTCCCTTCCTTTCAGCGCAAGCAGGAGAGTCATCCGCGCGCGCGCGCGACCCCCTGTGCGGGGTGTGCAGGGAGGTGTGCAGGGTGACGAAATGACGAAACGCAGCGGTGACGCGGCGTGTGCAGGGTGTGCAGGGTGTGCAGGGGGGTATATACGCGTGAGCGCAGCACTGCGCGTTCTCCGAAGCGAGTGGCGCTCACGCACGCACGCGCCTATATAGGGCCTGCACACCCTGCACACTCTGCACAAGCCGTGCGCCGTATGGCTTTCGGTCGAGGCTCTACCCTGCACGCGTGGCTGCACACCCTGCACACCCCCGGTCATGCGGCCCCCTTATAGGCGTTGAGGTCCGCGCGGACCTGCACCGCCTGCTCGCCGAACCAGATGGGCTCGCTGCTGCCATCCTCCGGCGCCGTCAGTCCCAGCATCAGGAACGAATGGGGGCCGCGCTGCTCCTGGTTGACGTAGTAGCGCTTGCGGTTGCTCTTCGGTGGGGCCACTCCTCGCTTGCGCACTAGCGCATTGACGAACTTCGATGACGGCGCGGCGCGCGTGCCGGCGCGGTGGCACCAGACCTTGTAGACCTCGTACCAGTCCTCGGTCAGGCCGGGTCTTGGCTTGATGCTGTGGATCTCCTGCCCGTACAGCTCGTCGAAGAACCGCAGCGGCGTATCCAGTCCCAGGCTGATCAGCTCGTCGCGCGCCTCGGTGTGCGGCGGCAGCGTGCCGGGCCCGAAGTCGCCCAGGTCCAGTGACAGGAGGTGGTTGTGCAGCGCGGCCACGCCGCCGTCGGCCAGCTCCTGCAGCACGGCGCGGTAGAACTCGGCCGACAGCTTTTCCGGCGTCCAAATCACGGCGTGCCGGCGATCATCCTCCTCAAGCACGACCGGCATTGCCTCGTTCGAGAGGAACACGATGTTCACGTGATTCCGCTCGTCGTACGCCGCCATGTTCTTCGGGTTGATGCGGATCCACTCGCCCGTAATGAAGGCCTTGAGCTTGTTCTTGACGTGGTACAGATCCGAGCGCGCGATCACCTCGTCGGCGATCAGGAACAGCTTGCGGCTGGCCCAGTCGTTGAAGCGGTCCTCGATTGCGGACTGGTCGATGATCCGGCCGTACTGGCCATAGATCCCCATCAGCGCCTCGAAGAACATGTTCTTGCCAGTGCCCTGCGGACCATGTAGCACCAGAGTGGTTTTCATCTTGGCGCCTGGGTGCTGGACTGGATAGGCCACCCACTTCAGCACCCAGTGGTATAGCTCCGTCGCGTTGCGATCGGCGCTGCACATGTGCCACAGCAGCTGCAGCAGTTTTTCGCAGTTGCCTGGTCGGGGCGTGGTGGGCCAGCCAGCCCAGAGGTTGCAGGTGATGTTGGGGTCGTCGCCGGCCGGGTCGAAGCCGACTTCGCGCACGCGCACGATGCGGCGCCTGGGCGATTCCTGCCAGTCGCGGTGCACGTCTTTCCGCAGGCACATGTCGCGCATGTCCGACAGCGACATCAGGCAATGCTCCTGGCGGTCGAACACCGTGCCGCCCTGCCCGGCCACCAGCGAGAACCGCGACAGAAGTTCCTGACTCGATTCGACCGGGCGCAACGGCGCGTCCCCCGCGCCCCCGGTGGTGATGGAGACGCGCGGCGCCTGGGGCCGGCCCCACGCTAGATCCGTGAGGCGGGCTTCGACCTGCGTACGGACCACGTGCAAGCCTTCGGCTTGGTAGAGGTCGTTGAAGTCGTTGACCTTGTGGCCACGCTCGAGGAACTTGTCGCGGCGCGCAGCTTCGTCCTCGAACCTGGGCAGAAGCCAAGCGCCATTGTGCGCCAGCGCCGCGGCCGACGCGGCGGCCACGCCGGCGTTGGTGAGCCGATGCTCCTCGCCACACTCCGGGCAGGTGGCCGGGTGATCGTCCAGGATGAAGCGCGTGCCGCACTTCTTGTGCCGCGCCAGGATGTCGTCGTCGGCGCAGATCAGCAGCCGCGCGCGTGGGTACTGCTTGCGCAGCGCGGCGCAGACCCCGTCGATGTTGCCGGCGTCGAATACGACGGCGACGGGATAGGTGGTGGCCTCGTACAGGGTGGCGCCGGTGGCGTAACCCTCGGCCACCAGGATCAGCCAGTCGGGCGAGCCGATCAGGTGGAAGTGGCCCTTCTTCGCCAGGCCGGCCGGCCAGAATTCCTTCTCGGGCTTCTGCTGCTCGGCGGCTTCCTGCTTCGTGCGCAGCAGTTGCAGGCCGTGCATGCCGCCGCCGGCATCGAGCACCGGCACCACGGCCGCACCCTTCGGCGAGTAGCGCAGGCCGTGGCCACGCACGCCCTTGCGTTTCAGGTACTCGGCCTCGCCGTCGACGACCAGGCGCGACCACATTGTGCGGGCGTGGCGGGCGGCGGCTTCGTGCCGGCGGCGCTCTTCAGCCCGGGCGCGCTCGCGATCCTCGCGAAGACGCTTCGTCAGGGCGGCGCGCTGCTCATCGGTGAACTCGCGATCGCGCTTCCGCAGCTCCACCTTCTGCGCGCCGTTGTCGTTCGCGTGCCAGATGCCGTACGTACCGACGATCAGCACGTCGCCGCCCGGCGGTGCGAATTCGTGGAGCGTGTACCAGCCACGCTTCTCGCGACCGCCGCCTTCGGTGCGCACGCGGATCATGCGCCCGCTGGTATCCAGGTGGTCGATCAGCAGGCCGAAGCCGCGCAGTTGCTCGAGGACGTCGTCGTAGTTGACTGCCATTTCAGTAACCGACGACCCCGCTAACTACCCCGATATCGCGCGTCCGATAACCCGCGTGGGCACCCTCCAGGGAGGACCCATGCCCGGACCCGTTCAGGTTCGACCGCGCGTCAAGGGTTACTGAATTGCCGTGCGTCGACGCGCGCATTCCGCTCTCACGCCGAGGGGGCCGGGGAATCGACGGGCAATGCAACGTCACTCACCACCCCGCAGCGGCAGCGCCCGCTGCACCGATCGACGCGCGTCGTCCTCCATCGCAATGCGGTCGTACTCGGCGATGGCTTGCTCGTGGGTCAGTGCATGGGCGTCGTCATACAGCGCCGCCATCGCAGCCAGCAGTCCAGGCGCACAGCGGCGTGCATTCGGCAAGCCCGGCAGAAGCGGGCGGTAGTGACTCCCCCTGTCCATGCGTCTATGCCCCCGGAAGGATGTTCTGCACCTGTCGCCGCACGCTCAGCACGGCGCTGATCAGGTCGTCGGATTCGTTGAGGATGCGGCGCGCGAACTGCGCGTCGGCTTCACTGATACGGCCATCTGCGAGCGCGGGGCCAAGGGCCTCGACGAACTGCCCGAACTCCAACAGCAGCCGCGCAAGCCCCACCGCCTCCCCCGCCTCGTCGGTCTGAAGTTGATGCACGACCAACAGGCCACGTCGCCGCGACAGGTCCCGTTCGCACTCACCGCGATAGGGCTCCGGCAATGCCATCACCCACGCGTCTTCCAGGTCTGCCGGCAGCGCTTTGACCGTGCCATCGAGATAGCGGCGCAGGATCTGCGCGTTGTGCTTCATGTCGGCGGACGGGTCATCGCCAAGGCGGAATGGCACGCCGCGCACGTCCGGCGCCACGCTGCTCAGATAGCTGTCAGCCAACGCCATGGCGAAGGACTGATAGTTGGTCGCGGTCTGGTCGAGCATGCGACGCGTATGTCCGTAGACAACGGACTGGCGCGGGGGCAGGAACTGACGCGCGGGCTTCATGCGCTACCCCCAGCAGGCACAGCAGACTTCGCGCCATGCCCAACATCCTTCCCTTCCCCACGCGCTTCGTGTTTACCGCGTTGCGCGCATTCCACACGCGCACCGGACCCGGCGCCGTCATCGCAGTCCTGTTCGGCCCAGCGCACGGCCTCCCACACAAACGTACCGGCCAAGGCCAGCAGGGTCAGGGCAAGGGCCAACCACAGGAACATCGCCGTGGACGAGACTGAATCCCGCCGCCGGTCTTCCGGCCACTCACCGCGTAGGCGCTGGGCGTCGCTGGTGCTCAGGACCATGGAGAGAATTTCGGATTGCGAGAGATTGCGACGGGCACGCGGCATGTCAGCGGGCCTCCCGTTCGGCGGTCTGCCCCAGCGGAAATTTGTCTGCCATGTGGAGGTGCAGCCACGTCCGCCTTGGCTCAGGCAGTGGGTCGTCCTCGCCCCACTGCGCCACCGCTGCCCGGGACACGTTGAACATCCTGGCCAGGGCAGCGTCGCTCTCCAGGCCCAGGCGTTCGCGAACGAATTTCTTTGTCAGCTGGCTCATGGGACGTGGAGGCTAAGTCGTCTTAGCTTCAACGTCAAGCCCGCTTGGCACGGCAGTCGCTAAGCTGGCTTTACTATGACGAAGCCCACCATAGGAAGCCGCCTGAGGTCCGCCATGGAGCGGAAGGGTCTCATTCAGGCCGAACTGGCCCGCAGGGCGGGAACTTCCCCCGAGACGGTCGGGAACTACATGCACGACCGCGTTCTGCCGGATCACGTCAAGGCAGCGCAGTTGTTCGCGATCGCTAACGCCGTGGACCTAAGCGGTCATCAGTTGCTTACCGGCCAGCCCGAACCATGGACTGCGGACGCCAGGTCGATCGCCGAGCCGCAGGCGTCATATCAATCTCAACCGGTGCAACTCGAAGAATGGACAGTCGCTTTCCAGCTGGTAGCGGAAGTCCTTGACGAGCGAGGACTGCAGTTGCCACCCGCAAAACGAGCAGAAGTCACGCTTCTCGCACACGATCTGCTCATCGAGGGAATGCAACGGGCGAAGGTGCTGCGCTTCGTCCAAGCAGCGGCGGCGTAAGCGCCACCAAAGGGGAAGTCCATGTCGCGTGAGAAGGTCAGTCGCCTTCGGCAACTGCTGAGCGAAGCCGTGCCTCAAACCACCGTGGCGCCTTCTGTTGAAGAGACGGATGCTTGGCGCCGCTACCAGGCGTTCGCGGAGAACGACCCGCTCCCCGATCACGACACCTCTCCGCGCGCTCGACGAGTTCGCAATGTCAATCGCATTGCGATCTGGTACGGCTGGACGCGGGAAATCCAGCGATTCCTGGACAACCACGACGCGGCCAGCATCTCCTCGCTCGACGACGAGCTGGTCGAGCGTTTGCACGACCACTTTGTCACTTTGGAGCAGTGCGTCCAGGAGGGATGCGACCCGCCGGATACGCCCGCCGCGCGCTAACTGCGGGCAAATGCTAAGCCCTCTTGACATGTAACGCTAAGGCGTCTTATCGTCCGTCCCGCCAGCCCACCAGCTGGCGGGCGACCGGCGGGTCGCCACCCTGCCGGACCCCCTTCCGGCCGCTGAAAGGCCGCACCCCTCGGCCCCAGCACTGACCCGCCGGCGCCCTCCCTTCATCCGGAGAGCGCCATGTCCAATGCCGAAGCCCGCTTCACCTACCCCACCGGCGACGCCGCCACCAGCCTGACCGTCGTCGACACGACCACCGGCCTGGAGTGGCTGCGCACGCCGCTGGCCGGCCGCTATGAACACCAGCAGGCCATCGACGCCTGCGCCGCAGTCGAGCACGACGGCGGTGGCTTCCGCCTGCCTACCAGCGCCGAGCTGCTGACGCTGGTCGACATCACCAAGTTCGACCCGGCCATCGACACCCACACCTTCCCCGACATCAAGGGCGGCTGGTTCTGGACCAGCGACCTGTGCGCCTGGTCCTCGGCGTCCGCGTGGTACGTCGACTTCAACTACGGCTACGTCAACTACGGCCGCCGCGACTACCACGGGTTCGCGTTGGCCGTGCGCCGCGTCGGTCAGTAATCGGCCTCTTTGCCTACCTGACCGGAGACGCTGCCATGTTCGACGCCCATACGCCGTCCGACGACCAGCAAACCGACACGCTGGTCCCGCTTCCGCACGCCGCTGCGCGCTGCCTGCGCAGCTGCAGCAACCACGACCACGCACACGCCGAACAGCTGCGCGCGGGCCACAACCGCCGGCACGTGCCGCGCCTGCACGTCCGCAGCGAGCGCGAAGAAGTCCGCGCTCGCGAACTGGCCAGGGAGGCACGCTGATGGCTGCCTTCGCGATCGACCTGGAAGCCGTGCGCCGCGCCCACAGCGAGCTGGACCGCGCTGGCCTGCCCAACCTGCGCCGCGACGCCACGCGCCTGGTGATCTCCGAGAACCAGCACGGCCGCACAGGCAACTACGTGGCCAGCCACATCCGACTGCTGCGCAGGCAGGCCGAGCGGGCACAAGGCGGTGCGGCATGAGGACCGACTATCGAAACCACCAGCCGAGCGCTCATAGCAGTGCCCATCGGACTGCGCAGATGGCCTTTCGGATCTCAGCCGCGTTCCCCAGTGCCATCCCGTCCGTCGCGCAGCTGCGTGACCACTTTGGCATGTCGCGCGCGACCGCTTACCGCTGGATCGCGGCCATGAAGGAATCGCGTGGGGTGGCCAAGTGATGACGCGCGTCGATATCGCAGCGGTCCTGGAGCGTGCCGGCGCTGATGCGGCCGCGCCGGAAGGTTCGCAGGCATGGGCGCTGGCGAGTGCCGCAAAAGCGGTGGCCGATCTCGTCGCAGCCGCCAGGCGGTTGGAGGAACGCGGGTTCTTCGTGGCTTCCTCATGCACCGACATGGCCACGAACGCCGACATGGCCTGCATGCGCCAAGCGCTGGGAGGCATCCAGTGAGCGCGCCGACACTGCTCTGCATGCTGCTGGTGATCGGCCTGCTGATCGCCGAAGCCTGCCTCACACGGCGGCCGCGCGCATGAACGAAGCCCCCGCCTTCGACCGCCGCCGCGACGTGCCCAACGCCGCCCTGCCGCCCTTCCTGCATCTGCAGGACCACAGCGCCTGCGACCACCACCCGTGCTCGGCCTGCATCGGCGTGCGCATCGTCAAAGGCAACCGCGACATCGAGCCCAGCAGCTGGTGGGCCCTCGCACCCAGGAGTCACGCATGACCACCGTCATCCTTGCCGCGACCGTCGTCGCGCTGCACCTCCTGCTCGTCGTATTGGTGACCCGCCGCCACGATCGCGAGCTGACCGACGCCGAGGCCCGCGCCGACGACCACAGCATCACCCTGCAGCAGCGCGCCGACGCCGTAGCCATCGCCCACCAGGCATCGCTCGACAACCTCAAGCGCTTGCGCCTGGTGCGCGACGAAGACCGCAAGCGCCTGTGGCTGAGCGTGCGCGACGCCTGCGACGCCGAGATTCAGGATGTGCACGCCGCCCTGCAGGCAGGTGTCGCATGAAGCGCACGCCGTTCCTGGGCGCACTGGAGAGCATCCAGCACACCACGCCCGACTTCACCCCGCCCACCCGCATGCGCCTGCGCGCGGCCGGCGTCATCGGGTGGCTGCTGCTGGCCACCCTGATCGTCCTCACCCTGGCCGCCGCCGGCGGCCGCTGGAGCTGACATGCCCGAGTTGCAGCCCAAGATGCGCGACGCCCTGCTCGCAGCCATCGCCACCCCCAGCCACACGCTGCAGCGCGCCTGCGGCGGCTACGTCGCCCTGGGCACGTCCACCGTGCGCCACAGCGGCCCCAAGCTGTTCCAAGCCTTCACCCGCCGCACGGTCAACCGCCTGCTCGATGCCGGCCTGGTCACGTTCGACGAACCCGAATTTCCCACTCGCATCACGCTGACCGAGGCCGGCGTGCGGAGTGCGCAGGAGCTGGAACAGGCGGGTGCGAAGTGATCGCCGGTGCCAGCGAAATCCTTCAGCAGTTGGATCACCTGCTCGCAGCCCAGGGCCGCTTGTTGTTTCAGAAGGAGCAGTACGACGAGCAGGCCGCCACGCAGTTCGGCGTTGAGCTCTTGGACTTCATGCGCCTGCGTGGCGTCGAGCTGCGCGCACTGGTTGCCACCGCGACCCCGGGACCGCTGACAGGAAAGTACGCCGATGTGCTTCGACCCTTCCTCCGAGCCATGGAGAGCGAGCTGCATGCGAACGCGGGGAAAGGCGACCGCCAAGGGTGGCTGACGATGTCTCCCGAGTTCGCGCTTCTCGAAATCTACTACCACTTGGCCAAGCTCCAGAAGGCTGTCCGTGACGACAACGGTCCCGGCATTCGCGAGTACGCCGCTGACGTGGCCAACATGGCGATGATGCTGCTCGACATCTGCGGTGGACTGAGTGTCATCGACCTCCTCGACCGCGGCGCCTGTTCTCACCCGGGCTGCACGCAGAGCGACGGGGCGCCGTGCGCGTACCCGGAGTGCCCCCAGCGAAGCGCAAGCGAGGTGTCACCGTGAGCGCGTATCAGGAGCTCAAGCGCGACCTCTTCTGGTGCGTAGCTGTCTACTTCCTGCTCAGCGCGCTGTTTTCGTGGTTGCGAATCGGCTTCGACGAAACCGACAACCATGACGCACGCGAGCGATCCGGACTTGGGCTGCACGTCGATCAGGCAACGGGTTGCCAATACCTCTCGACCGCAATGGGCGGCATCACACCACGGCTAGATGCCACGGGTCGACACTTATGCGGGAGGCGGCCGTGATCCTGCCGCCCCGCAGCCGCCAGAAACAGGCCGAGAGCGACGCGATCGCCGGCGATCTACAGCGCTTTCTCAAGAAGAAGGGCAACACCATCGAGGTGCTCGGCAACACGCCCATCCGCGAGGGCAAATCGATGAAGGCCATCGAGCGCGCCAAGTTGCTGCTGATCAAGCGGCAGAACCTCGAACGCAAGCGACGGCGGCTGTCCGACGAAGAGGAATGACCACGCCATCCGCCCCGCGCCTGGGCAAGCAACTGAGGCGTGCCAACCAGCTGCTGCGAGACGCCGAGCGCGTCTTCCACGACCTACCCGACCACCACTGCCCTCGCCTGCTGCTGGAACGCATCCAGCTGCACCTGGCGAAGGACCAACCACCGCCTGGAGAAGCCGAATGCCCAAAGAACTGACCGGACCCGATGCCCTCGGCGCGCTTGCGAACGCCGCCGAAGGCAAAGGCCTGCCCATCGACGCCAACCACTTCGAGCGCCTTGAAAAGCAGTGGCGTGCCGACCAGCAGTACATCGAGGTGTTGGAGACGCAGCTCGCCGACCAGGGCAAGCCGATCCCGGATCGCGCCATGCCCCAGCACGCCATCACGCCGACCGATCGGCGCCACTGAGGTCTACGCCATGGACAACATCACCATTCACGCCGAGCACGTGACGCTCAACCTGCACCCGCAGCCCGAAGCCAACGCCGGCCGCACGGTCGTGGCCCCGCTGAGGGTAAACATCGACCGCAACGCCGTCGCTGAACTCGTAAACGAGGCGGTGACCCAAGCCAAGGCGCAGGCCACCGGCACGCGCTTCAGCAAGGTCCTCGCCGACGGCACAGAAGTATCCGCCGAAGATCCGCGCGACAGCCACGTCGCGGTGATCGATCACCACACCGGCCTGATGTGGTCCGTCGAGTCGCTGGGCGCACGCTCCGACTCGGACGACGGCATCTCCCAGGAGAACTGCGCGACCAGGTGCCGCGAGCTGCGCCTGCTGAATTACGACGACTGGCGCTTGCCCACCCGCGGCGAACTCGCTGGCCTGATCGATGACACCCGCCACGAGCCTGCCATCGACACCAACCTCTTCCCGCGCGTGAAGCCGCGCTGGCATTGGACCAGCACCCCCTGCGCCTGGTCCTCGGCGTCCGCGTGGGTCGTCAGCTTCTACTACGGCTACGTCTCCAGCGACCCCCGCTACGGCGACGGGTTCGCGTTGGCCGTGCGCCGCGTCGGTCAGTAGTTGGCCCCTTTGCCCTTCCATCCAGGAGCACACACCATGAAAAAGCCCACCATGATCAAGCTGGCCGCCGATGGCCAGGAACTGCCCGCCGATGCGACCGAATGGGTCGCCGTGAAGCTGCCCGAGCACGGCCTGATCTTCACCGCCACCCAGATCAACGAGGAAGAGACCGACCAGGAGTCTCTGCAAGCGCAGGCCGTGGCGCTGGACCTGCTCGGCGCGACCGATTGGGACCTGCCCACCATCGACGAACTGCAGCTGCTGGTCGATCGGGAGCGCTACAACCCGGCCATCGACACCGCGTTCTTCCGCGACATCCAGAACGACTGGTACTGGAGCAAGACGCCGGCCGCCTGGTCCTCGGCGTCCGCGTGGTTCGTCTCCTTCGGCCTCGGCGGCGTCGGCGACGGCCGCCGCGGCAACGACGGGTTCGCGTTGGCCGTGCGCCGCGTCGGTCAGTAATTGGCCCCTTTGACCTGATCTGACCGATGACGTCCCGCTACCAGCCACCGCCGATCATCAAGGC